CTTTTAACATATTTTGCGTACTCTTTCAAAGGTACGTTTAATTTTTTTGCCATAGCTACTTCGCTAGGAGACAACTTAACTTGTTTCTTTCCAGCTTTTCCTACAGACCTATTAGCCGAAGCTACTTTTTGTTGAGGTTTTGGTTGCACCGCTACGTCATCAAATTTTTCAGGATGTTTAATCCTAATTCTTTTATCTACTTCAGCAAAATATTCATCAGAGCCTTCGATAAATCCTTCACTTACAAGCTCTCTATCAATAACTTGAGCACTGTTATACATTTCTTCATCTTCCAAGAACCATCTATTGTTGCTAATCCAAGCCTCTGTAGTTGGATGAATACCCGGTTGCTGTGGTTGAAGTGGCTGTTGTGCTAGGTTTTGAGCTTGTTCTTGTTGTGCTTGAATTGCTTGTAAATTTTGCGTCACATTATTTTCTTGCACAGCTATTTGAGATAGCACCTCTTGGGCCTTTGCAACTTTATCAAAGTCAGAGCTTTCATGTGCTTGTTTTAAAGCTTCTATAGCTTGCGCTTTTTGTGCTGTAAGTCTGTTTTGTGATTCTGAGTATGTAGATTGTTGTAATGTTTGCGCTTGTTGTTGCAAAACTTGGTTTTGCCGTTGCATTTCTTGCGCATACTTAGCAGCATAATCTTGACCACGCTCTGCCTCTCGTAATTTACGAGTCAAAGTATTTATTCGTTTCTGAACTTTATCGCTGTAGTCTGTAAGTTCTTGTTCTTGTGTTTCAGCAGGTTCTTCCGTTTCTACTTCTTCAACCGTATCACTTGCTGCTAACTCTTCAGGTTTTTCACTAACCTCTTCTTCGAGCTCAACAATCTCGCCTTCTTCAATAACCTCTTCTTGTATTTCTTCTTGTTTTGTTGCTTCTTCCATATTTATCCTTAAATTGCAAGAATGTCATTAGGATCTAGTATAGTTGCTATCACCTCATCATCATTGATAATTCTACACTCTGATTCATCTCCGAGTTTGAAGCGTGCGCCAGCATACCTACCTATTAACACCCATTGTTTTTCCTGACACCAAGGCTCATCAAATCTTGATTTGTCGCTGTAGCAGTCAGGGCCCATTTTTACAACATAACCAACAACCGTAGCTAGTCTTTCTCTATCTACATGTGATTGCACTAATTGAATACCACCTTCTGTTACGCCTTTGCCAGCATAAGGAAGTATCAAAATACGCCAACCCGTAGGTTGTGGCATACGCTCTAAAATTGATTTGTCTAATAATGTTGGATCAAGAACACGTGCTTCTTGTGACACGTAAGGGATTTTTTGATTATCTTCTTCACCTAGGTTTTCACCAAAATTGCATTTCTCTTCCTGGAGAAATTCGTCTTGTTGTTTTGCAATTTTTTCAGCTTCGATTTCTTTAGCTATGTGCTCAGGTACCTGTATCTTCGATGTCATTTTGTATTACCCTTCCTAGCAGCTCTCTAAATATATTTTCTGCGTCGGCCAGAGAACTGTAGCGCCCCCGCAGATATTCATATTGCGCATGGTCTTTACACCCTGCGAGTAAAGTGTCCTTTACATCTTCCCTTCTAAGTTCCAGTTCTTTAAGATACTTTTTACTTAGCCAAGCTTCGGACATTAATAAACACCAGAAAACTTGCCACCAAATTCAGCAGCACCCATACCTCTTGCTTTACCTTTACCCATACCTGGTTTTGGTGTGGTATTAGTATCGAAAGTACCTGCGTTGCTTT